ATAAAAAGAAAAGTAGCTAAGTTATCCCTTGCACCCTGACAGAGTTATTCTAATGGTGAAATGATAACTTGTCAAGTAAATTTATAAGTGTTATAATATCTACATAATAGTGATAAAGACTTATGATTAGAACAGGCACTATGGCTAAAAGAAAAAGGTCTGAACACTATGTGAACAATAAAGAGTTCTTGGCCGCTTTAATTAAGTATCGTGAGGATGTTGAAATAGCACAAATTCAGGATAAACAAAAACCGCCAATACCCAGATATATTGGGGAGTGCTTCTTAAAAATTGCAAATCACTTATCGTTCAAACCAAACTTCGTAAACTACATGTTCAAGGAGGACATGATTTCTGATGGAATCGAAAATTGCGTTCAATACATACACAATTTTAATCCTGAGAAATCCAAAAATCCTTTTGCTTACTTTACGCAGATTATACATTATGCATTTCTCCGTAGGATACAAAGAGAGAAACGTCAATTAGAAATTAAAAATAAGATCCTTGAGAGATCTGGTTTTGACGAGGTGTTTCATGGTGATAAAGTTGACGGAATGGATTCAGCAGATTATAATAGTATCAAAGACGCTGTGCATTCTAAGCTTCGTTATTAATGAAAATTGCTATCATAACTGATCAGCACTTTGGAGCAAGAAAAAATTCAAAACTTTTTCACGATTATTTTCTAAAGTTCTATAATAATGTTTTTTTTCCTGCACTAGAGAAAGAAGGTATTACCACAGTCATTGATATGGGTGATACCTTTGATAGTCGTAAGGGTGTGGATTTTTCTGCGTTGACTTGGGCAAAAGATAATTATTTTGATCGATTAAAAGATATGGGCATCACAGTCCATACAATAGTTGGTAATCATACAGCATATTATAAAAATACAAATGATGTAAATGCAGTAGATTTATTACTTCGTGAGTATGATAATATAAAAGTATATTCAGAAACTGTTCCCATAGAAGTAGGTGGACTAAGTATTCTTCTTGTGCCTTGGATTAATTCTGAGAATAAGAAAAAGAGTATATCTATGATAGAAAAATCAAGATCTCCTATATGCATGGGACATCTTGAATTGAATGGATTTAGAGCAACACCAGGCCATATGATGGAGCATGGAATGCAATGGGATATATTTAAAAAATTTAAAAAAACATATACGGGACATTATCATTGTAGATCAAATCAAGAGAATGTTTATTATCTTGGTAATCCTTATGAGATGTTTTGGAATGATGTAAATGATAAAGAACGTGGATTTCATTTCTTTGATACAGAAACTTTAGAACATACACCAGTTAATAATCCATATAGAATTTTTAAGATTATCTATTACGATGATCATGATTATCAAACTTTTGATACTCGTGCTTATGAAGATAAGATTGTAAAATTAATTGTCAAGAAAAAAAGTCAACCTAGAAAGTTTGAAAAGTTTGTTGATAAATTATATTCATCCAATGTGGCAGAGTTAAAGATAATTGAGAACTTTCAGTTTCAAGAATCTGAAGATTTTGAAGCATTTGAATCTGAAGATACTTTATCTATTTTGAATAGATATGTTGAAGATTCTGAAATTAATTTAGAAAAATCTAGAATACAGAAAATGATTCAAGATGTTTATAAAGAGGCTTGTGAATTAATATGACTGATACCATACGTGTTTATGATGAAGCACTTCCTGATGCATGGTGTGAAAATATAATTGAAATGTTTGAAAGTAAATCTGAAGAACATCATACATTAACTAATCGAAATCACTGTCCAAAATTTACTGAGTTATGTGTTAATAGAGCATCTATTCAACATGTACATGGATTAGTTCAATTTGTTCTTAAGATATATGATAAGTATAAGAAAGATATAGGTTTAAGATACATACCACCGTTCCAATCTTTGGAGGAATTTAGAGTTAAGAGATATCTAGTTGGAAATGGTGATCGTTTTGATGAGCATGTTGATATACAAAGAGAAAGAACTGCTAAAAGAGCTGTATCGTTCTTATTTTATTTAAATACTTGTGAAGGAAGCACTGTATTTACAAGACAAAAGTTGAACATTTCACCAAAACGTGGTAGAGTAGTGGTATTTAATCCTACTTGGGAATACCCACATAAAGGTCTTGCTCCTACAGTTGATAGTAAGTATGTTATGAGTACTTACTTACACTATCCAAATTTATCTAATCATGATAGTCCATATGAAATTGGTCCAGAACCAAAACCTGGAGATGTGGATTGATAATGTATATTCTAACCATTCATGGAAAAGAGGATGATGGAGCATACTCTGTCGAAAATGACGACGGAAAACAAGTTCTATATCTTTTTGAAGAAGAAGATGATGCTTGTAGATATGCTATGCTTTTAGAAGAAATGAATTACCCTACCATGCATGTTATAGAAGTTGAAGCTGACATGATGCTTGCTGCTTGTGAATCGCATGGACATGAGTACTCTGTCATTACTAAAAATGATATTGTAATTCCACCAAATATTGAACATGATTTTATTTGAAAAAGTTCGTTGGAAAAATTTTCTTTCAACGGGCAATCAATATTCTGAAATAAATTTTCAAGGTAAGTCCACAACTTTAATTGTTGGATCAAATGGATCTGGTAAGAGCACAGTTTTAGATGCTCTTACTTTTAGTTTGTTTAACAAACCTTTTCGTAAAATTAGTAAGAGTCAATTGATAAATTCTACTAATGAAAAGGATTGTAGAGTGGAATTGGAATTTTCTATTGGTACTAGAAAATGGAAAGTAATACGGGGAGTGAAACCAAATTTATTTGAGATATGGAGAGATGATAATCTTTTAGATCAGGCATCTTCTGTTAATGATCAACAGAAATGGTTAGAACAAAACGTATTGAAAATGAATTACAAATCATTTACTCAAATTGTGGTTCTTGGTAGTAGTACGTTTGTTCCTTTTATGCAGCTTACTGCTACTAATCGTAGAGAGGTTATTGAAGACTTACTTGATATAAAAATATTTTCTTCAATGAATAATATTATAAAAGATAAAATTAAATTAGTTAAAGATGATTTAAGAACTTTAGAATTAAAGAAAGAATCTTTAAATGACAAACTTACCATGCAAAAAAAATTCATGGATGAAATTGAACTTCGTGGAAAGGTGGATATAGAAGATAAAAAAAATAAAATTAAAGTATTGGGTATTGAAATTGATACCCATATTGAAAATAATGGGTTACTAGAATTAGATGTAGAGGATCTTAATAAAAGACAAAAAGAGGTTCTTGGTGCAGGTGAAAAATTAGTGAAACTTAATAATCTAAAAGGAAAAATATCTAATAAAGTATCAACTATTACTAAAGAGCATAAGTTTTTCACAGACAACACGGTATGCCCCACATGCACTCAGTCAATTGAGGAGGATTTCAGAATAAATAAAATTAACGACGCTCAAGATAAAGCTAAGGAGTTGCAATCTGGGTATCAAGAACTCGAAGAAGCAATTAAAACAGAACAAAAGCGAGAGCGTCACTTTATCCAATTCTCAGAGGAGATTACTAAACTCACGCATGGCATTTCTAAAAACAATACTCGCATCTCTGGATGTCAACGACAAGTCAGAGATCTGGAAAGTGAAATTCAAACACTTACCAGTCAACTTGAAAACAGAAATACTGAACATGAGAAACTAGAAATATTCAAAACAAATCTCCAAGGAACCTATGACGAATTAGTCTCACACAAAGATACAATCAAATATTATAACTTCACTTATGGTTTATTGAAAGATGGTGGAGTTAAAACTAAAATCATCAAGAAGTACCTACCGTTGATAAATCAACAAGTAAACCGTTATCTACAGATGATGGACTTCTACATA